GGCTGCTGGCGCTGCTATCTAAGGAGCTGAACAATGGCAATTAATCGCGCACAACTCGTTAAGGAGCTGGAGCCGGGTCTGAACGCCTTGTTCGGTCTGGAATACAGCAACTATGAGAACGAGCACGCTGAAATCTTCGAAACCGAAACTTCAGACCGTGCTTTTGAAGAAGAAGTCATGCTGTCAGGCTTCGGCGAAGCAGCAGTCAAGGGTGAAGGCGCAAGCATCACTTATGACGACGCTCAGGAAGTCTACACTTCTCGTTACAGCCACGAAACGATCGCTCTGGCGTTCGCTCTGACTGAAGAAGCGATTGAAGACAACCTGTACGACAAGCTGGCTTCTCGTTACACCAAGGCACTGGCTCGCTCCATGGCGGTCACCAAGCAGATCAAGGCAGCTTCTGTCCTGAACAATGCGTTCAGCTCTAGCTTCCCGGGTGGTGACGGCAAGGAACTTTGTGCAACTGACCACCCGACCCTGTCTGGTGCTGATCTGCGCAATGAGCTGTCAACTCCGGCTGATCTCAGCGAAACCTCGCTGGAACAAGCTCTGATTGACATTGCTGCCTTCACTGACGAACGTGGCCTGAAGATCGCTGTCCGCGGCATGAAGCTGATTATTCCGAAGGAATTGCAGTTCACCGCTGACCGCATCATGAAGTCTACTCTTCGTGTTGGTACCGCTGATAACGACATCAACGCTATCCGTAACATGGGTATGGTTCCGCAGGGTTACACTGTGAATCACTACCTGACCGATCCGGAAGCATTCTTCATTAAGACGGATGCCCCGAACGGTCTGAAGATGTTCCAGCGTGTCGCTATCAAGACTGGCATGGAGGGGGACTTTGAGACCGGCAACGTTCGCTACAAGGCTCGTGAACGTTACAGCTTCGGCTTCAGTGACCCACGCGGTATCTTCGGTTCGCCGGGCGCTGCGTAATAAATCAACTACTTAGGTTGATTGAAAGCCCCTCTTCGGAGGGGCTTTTTATTTTCTTGACAAAGCCCCCTGACTATCTATTATTCCCTGTATCAAAACACAGAAAAACTGACATGGGGCTACCGCAAACAAGAAAAGCTGCTCGTGAAATTGGCTCTGAGTTCTACTTCACAGGCAAACCTTGCAAACACGGTCATTTTGCCCCGCGTATAACCGCACGAGGGGAATGCGTAGAATGTCGCAAAGAAGGTTGGCAAAGGGAAAACGAAAGGCGCAAAGCGCTACCTACCTCAGAGGCTATGAAAGCCAGTCAACGCCGCTACTATGAGCGTAATAAGGACTTGGTGATAGCTAGGGCCCAAGCGCGCCCGGTAGAAGACAAACAAGCATATCGGCGTAAATGGAAGAAAAACAACCCAAAACGTAACCAAGCTAATAATAACGCATGGCGGCGTAGGCAAAAGAATGCTACCCCTAAATGGCTTACAAAAGAGCAACGACGCTCGATCAACCAAACTTATTTATACGCCAAGCACATGACAGAACTAACGGGTATCAAATACGTGGTCGATCACATAATCCCGTTACGAGGGGACAACGTATGCGGACTACATATACCTGAAAATTTGAAGCTACTTACTCACGAGGCTAATTGTAAGAAGTCCAACAAGCATTAGGCTGCCAAGTCGCGCTTGACGCCCTATCCCAATCAGCGTATAAATCACGTAGGTTCTGGGACATCCAGCCATATCGACCGACCCAGCGGACTTTGCAGAGACGATATGGTTAGTGCTGCAACACGGAGATATTCTCATGGCGAGCACAACTTTTTCTGGTCCAGTCACTTCTACGGCTGGCTTTGTAGGCGCTGTAACGGGCAACGTCACCGGCAACGTCACTGGCGCTATCAACCCTACTGAAGTAATGGCTGCTGGCGCTGGTGTTACAGGTGGAACCGGCACCATTTATGAAACCTCAGTGGTTCAGTCTGGTGGGCTGATCACCACCCAAATTTACATCGACCTGACCGGCTTGGATTCCAGCGGTACGGCTGGCGACATCATCGGTACGAGCACTGATCCGGCTTACATCGGACAGGTGACGGCTGCTGTGAACGGCACTGTGCTGGCTGTGAAGATGGAATGTCTGGAAGCTCCGGGCACTGGTGAGCCAAATATTGATTTGTATTCTGCTGATGAAGCAACTGGTGCATTCGATGGTGCGATTACTAGTTTGACCGAAACTCAGATTCTTGATTCGGGCGACCTTTCAGCGGGTACTGCTGTTTATGGTGATACTATCGCGGCGGATCAGTACCTGTATCTGGTCGCTCAGGATACCGATGACGCCACTTACACCGCTGGAAAGTTATTGATCACTATTATTGGTCAGGCTTAATAGGAGACTGACATGGGTGCTATATCCGACGTCAAGTCGGCGTACCTGAATCAGACGGGTTTTTTAATTCCGCTAGATCGTTCGCGTATCAAAGGAATTGCCGTCAAAGGTTCAGCGAGCGCTGGGCAAATTGATTTATTTTCTACAAGTGTAGCTCCGACCGCAGGTACTTACGGCCAATCAGGTACGACTATTACCGTAACCAGTAATGGCCATGGTTTGTCTACGGGCGATGTGATCGGTATTGCATACAGCGCAGGTACAGGTGGCACCGCTACATGTGGCAACATTGCTGTGACGGTAACGGACGCAAACGTGTTCACCATTACTTGCATCAACTCGGTCAACATCACTGCGGGAGCTAACTGCCGTTTTGTAAAAGACGGCGGCGAGTGGTTGATGACATTTACCCTTGCGGCGAATGACATCTATAACAACTACTTTGAAATCCCTGGCGCAGGCGTCCTTGCCAAAAACAAGGTGCACGCCACTATGACCAATGTCACGGCAGCAACTGCGTTCTACGCATAAGGAGTCGAGCATGAAAGCACGTGGAATGGGTGCCGCAAAACGTGGCGGTAATTTCAATATGGGCAAGCCTAAGAAGCAGACTACCGGTCCGGTATTTATGAAGAAGGGCGGCTGCGTCACGAAGAAGTACCGCAAGGGCGGTATGGCAAAGAAAGGCTGCGGTAAGCCGTAACGTATGGCCACTTCAGGAACAACAACGTTTGATTTATCAATCGATGACCTTGTAGAAGAGGCCTTCGAGCGGTGCGGTATGCGCATGACCGGCGGCTATCAGCTGTCGTCTGCGCGCCGTTCGTTGAATCTGTTGTTCCTGGACTGGGCCAACCGAGGCTTGAATCTTTGGACGATTGAACAGGGCACAAAAGCCCTGACCGCAGGTGATAACAGCGTTGCTCTTGGCAATGACACGGTCAATGTTCTGTCCGCAGTGATCCGTACAGGAACCGGTACGTCTCAACAGGATGTGACGATCGACCGAATCAGCCGTGAGGAATACCTGAATCTTCCCAATAAGAACGTTCAGGGCCGTCCTTCGCAGATCTATGTTGAGCGTTCCAGTACGCCGACTGCGTATGTATACCCCGCAGCTAACGGTAATTACACGCTTGTGTACTACCGCATTCGTCGCATTCAAGATAGCGGCGTATACACCAACACGACGGACATCAACTTCCGATTCCTGCCGTGTTTAGTGTCCGGTCTTGCGTATCAGCTTGCATTGAAATATGCCCCAGATCGTATCGGGCTGTTGAAACAGGTCTATGAAGAAGACTTCATGCGGGCTTCTTTAGAAGACCGTGATACCGCTAGTGTGCGAATTACGCCTGATGTAGGGATGTGACATGGCCTTCGCAGCAGGTAAACACGCCTACGGACTCTGCGACTACTGTGGCCAACGGTATCGGCTGAATGACCTGAAGAAAAACTGGAAAGGCTTTATGGTCTGTCCTTCAGATTATGAGCCTAAAGAGCCGCAGCTTTTCCCCTTGAACTACAAGGGAGATGCGATTGCTTTGCAGGATCCACGTCCGGATCGTATCGAACCCATGCTCGTCCCTGTAGGTGATGGCGTAGACACACCGTTTGAAAGTGTGGGAATGCAACCTGCTCCTCCAGCCGCGCCAATTAAGGCTCGGGGCTATGTAGGAACCGTAACGGTACTGACACCATGACATACACCGAACTCGTAGATGCAATCCGGAATTACACAGAAGTAGACAGCAATGTCTTCTCTAACGCAGTAATTAACACTTTTATTACGATGGCGGAGAACCAGATCCTTCGCGAGATCGATCTGGACGTGTTTAAGATTGAAGCCAGCGCCAACATGACTGCGGGCAATCGTTTCCTGCCCGCTCCATCAAATATCCTCACACATCGTTACATGATGGTAAAGGTCGGGGATGACCAGATTATGCTGGATTTTAGAGACCAGTCCTTTATGAAGGAATACTGGTCCGATTACACTGAAACCAGTGTCCCCAAATACTATTCTGTGTGGGATGACAGCCAATTCTACATTGCACCTACGCCTGATCAGGCGTATGAAAACTTGGATCAGCAAAAACGCCCCTGAAGCACTTCTGTATGCGTGTTTAATTCAGGCGTATAGTTACACCAAAGGTCCCTTGGAAATGCTGCAGTACTTTACACAAAGTTACCAACAAGCGATCCAAGGTCTTGGGTTGGAACAGCAAGGTCGTCGCCGTCGCGATGAGTATCGTGATGGCATGATTCGATTACCTGTACGGTCAGAATCCCCTGGCCCCGTGTTTGGGAGATAAGTAATGTTTGGCGTACAAGTAGACATGCAGCCCTTTGAAGTCAAGGTGGCTACAACAAATAACCGGGGTTTTACCCCTGAAGAGCTTGCAGAGCATGCTCTGGATAAGATTGTGTCGGTGTCTGATAACGCCGATCCGATAGTGC